CGGTAGACATTTCTGCTGCCATTTTTGAACTACCACATTTTGGTTTAGTAGTTTGCCCTGGTTGTTTTGCACAAGGTTTTCCTGCATATTTTCCTCCTAACTGGACCCATCCAGGTTTTCCATCAGAAGATTTACTTTTTGCAAACCAATCGTGAAGAGAAGCATCTCCTGATTTTGATTCCTCTTGAATTTCTGTTTCTTCTGGAACACAATTTGGAACCATTTTCTTTCCTTTTTTCTTTAACCCTTCTTGTTTATATCCAACCCAACATGCTTCATCAACTTCTGATTTTGGTTTTATACCTTTCTTTTTCATATTAATTGCAATTGCTGCTTGTTGAGCAGGATTTGCTGCTTCATCCATTTCACCACTATCAATGTAATCTGCCGCAGAGTCAAGATAATCGGCTGCCTTTGTAATTTTTGATTGGACCCATGCCTCAACATTTCCTTCCCCCTTACCCATCTTTTTCTGAAGTCTCTTAACAGCATTCATAACTGTAGAGAGTTCAGAACGAGCCATAGAATACTCATGGTCTTTCACGGAAACTTTATCCCATGCCTTTTCGCCATAAGAACATTCTGAACGTGTCTCTCTTTTATCACAAAGAGGGCAATACCTTTTTTCCTCCACTTCTTCGTATGCCATACCTCTTTTAGTATGTTTGATTTCTCCCCTTTGTTTTGCAATTAATTTTTTTGAAAGATTGCCAAAATCAACTCCAATTGGATTTTTATCTGGTGTTTTTTTCTTTGGATTGTCATAAACATCAACATCACCATCAGCATCCCGATCAACATACTGAACTGTTGCGTGATGGACCAATTGCTTTAGGTCTATATTGGGATCTAATTGGTGTTGTTTACCCTTTAAATGTGGAGTTTTATGAGTAAACTTTTTATATGCGTCCATTTATTGATCAATATCCTTTTTTATATTTATTATGAGTTTTTTTTAAACTCTTAAACATTTTCTTCAGTTGATTGTTTTTTTAAAAGTTTTGCCAATTCTGCTGTTGACCCTACAAATAATGCATTTGTGACGTTTGTTGGTCCACGAGGTTGTTTGTCTTCCTCAATATTTTTGAGTTTCTTTTGTAGGTCCATTAATTTATCGGTTGCATCTGCCACATTTTTAATTAACTGTCCAACAACTTCATATGCACGAGGCATTTCACTTTCTTGAGCCAACTGTAAACTATTATTAATTGCTTCCTGTCCCTTTTCAATTAATGAATATAAATTTGCTCTAGTATATTCATAGTCTTTTTTGATATCATCGCATTGTAATTTTACAATCAAATCTTTAGATTGATTTAAATCTTCATTAATATTTTTTTCTTCCAAAGGTAATATTTCGGAAGAAATTACTTCATTTTTAATATTGAATGCTTCATTCAAATTTTTATTTTCTTTCATAATCCACAATCTTTATTTAAATCCGAAATCATCGCCAAACTCAATTAAATTATCGTCTTGTGACGTTATTGATTTTATTTGAGATCCTGATACATGTTCGGATGCTATTGTGGAATAACTTCCTCTCTCAACATATATTATATTTGCATTTTTTGAAGTTACTTTTAAAATTTCTTCGTTTATAACAATATAGGAATTTATTGTAATATTTTGTGCATCATTAACAACAATATTATTAGACTCTTTAGAAACATCAACATCCAATAAAGTTACCGTGCTTCCTGTATAATTTTTTATAGATTTTGGTTCTATTGAAAGCGAATAGTCTATTGTAGTTGAATTAGTATCTCCGGAAATATAATTAATGGTAACTTTATCAATAATATCTTTTTCTGCAGAAGTTGTAGGTCCAAATAGGTAAGTCTTTGCCGTAAATCTGAGCGTATACAATAAATATCTTCTCTTATCAAAATCTCCTTCATAATCATCTTGCATGGTAATATTATTGAATATAATCGGAACATCTCTTTTTTCACCTATAGAATCTATTAAATTTAAAGTTAAATTGTAAGATGGTTGAAAATATGGAAGTATTTGTTCCACAATCTGGAGCATATCTTCATTCAATTTTGTCATTATACTCAATTCAAAATCCATATTATATGGAACTGGCATATAAGTTTTTACTATGTTTGATTTTTGTGTGGATATTCCTGCTAAAAATGTTTGAGGTATTGTTAATTTTCTTGCAGGATCATATGTAAGATTCACAAATTCAAAAGACATTCTGGGTAGAGTTATTTGGAAGGGTCTATTTAACTCTGGAGATTGTTCTAATCTTGCTAAAAATTTTTGATTTGGTCCATAAGCAAGAGGAACTTTAATTACTGAAAAATCTTTTCCTTGTTCATCTTGCTTTTTAATTATAATATTGTTGAATAAAGTTCCAAACCCAATTATGGTTTTTCTCATTATATCGTTGTAAAAATATTCAAACATATCTTATATTAATTTGTATTAACTATTTAACAAAGAATGTTTTAACATTATGGAGTTCCAAAAGGATTTTTTTCACTGAAGTCAAAAATTGCATTTGCCTCATTTTGAATGTTTGAATTGTCACCAAAAATGTCTTTTTTATTAGTCTGATCATTGGAACTTGCAATACTGTCCTCAAAATCAATTTTTATTAATTTATAGTTTGCCCCAGAGTCTTGCCCAACTAAAGTTTCTCCTGGTAAAAAATTTCCAGAAGTTTTAGAAATTTGTAAAATTTTAGTAGTAGAATTCCAAGAATTGACTCTTGCAGTAACACTGCTAGACGCCCCGACAATAATTTCATTTAAAATATACGTACCAACTCCAATATAATTTGTTGGTGGAGAAATTGTTATTGACGGTATTTGTGAATATCCACTACCAGAATTTAATAAGTGAATGCTTGTCAATGTACCATTAGAAATATTTGCAGTTGCTATAGCAACTGTAGAAGAAGCACCATTAAATGTAATATTAGGTTTGGATGTATATCCAGATCCACCGTTAGTAACAGTAATAACACCAACTATTGAATTTGATATCTGACATGTTGCAATTGCACCACTTCCTCCTCCACCAATAAATTCTATTTTAGGAGAAATTGTATACCCATATCCAGGATTAGTAATTTGAATTCCTTGAACTTTGAGTAGATTTTTGTCTTGTTCACAAAAATCTATTATTCCAGAAATCATTGTGCATATCCCCGTTGCCGTACCTTGAGCAGAAGGAGATTTTGAGAATAATATACTTGGTACAGATGTATATCCAGATCCTCTATTTGAAATTGTTACAGATTTTACCCCACCACTATTTAAAGAGGTTATTGCTGTTGCAGTGGAACCAAATCCAACCATCGTCAAAGTCTGAATATAACCAACATTTTCAACATTATCATCAATAAAATCTATTCCAGTGTCTATAACTTCATCTTCATATCTGAAAAGTTCACATCTCAGTTGATAGACGTAATTTTTTTGTAGTTGATAGAATGGTTTTTCGTGCTCTACGTATTTGATTTCAAACACACGATCACCAAGAGGGAAATAAATTATATCACCCTCTTTTGGTCTATGTGTTAATTTTTTGTTTGTTAGGTTGTGAGTTAGTGGAACAATGTACTCCTCAAACCTTTCTTTAGAAATAATTAATGTGAGGTCGTCAATATCTTGGATTCCAAATTTTGACATAATTGTTTGCTGTCCACCATACCCATCATATGTTTCAACATATGCCTCAATAGGGAATGCCTTAGTGAATTCTGATTGAATTACCTCTTTAATTACAGTATTTTCAGTAACATATTGTCTAGGAATATAATAAACTTCAACACCATACATCTTTAACTGCTCATTTACCAAATCCTGTAAAAGATTTTGTTCACCCTTAGATCCCTGAAGAAAAAATGGATTTAACATAATTTAACCAATCATATCCATTGGTGGCAATTCATAAGTATTTGACATTTTTTCCATCAAAATATCAATTTCTTTTTGTGCATCATCAAACATCTGTCTTCCATTTAGTTCCACCCCGCCAGGAAGTTTAACCCCAGTAAATTTCATCATATTTTGCCCCCATTGACGTTTTATGAGTGATGTTAAATATGGTTTTAAAAATGAATCATTCCAGACTCTTGAAAAATCATTTGGATCAAGAAGTCTCCAACAATCAATTACCAAATAATCTCCAACATTTACGCTTGCCCAGTCAATATCCAAATATAACCTATCCATTCTCTGATTGAATCTGATTTGTTTTTCTGTATTAAGAAGAAAATCAATATCTTCCAAATAAGTTTTTATCATTGCATATGATAAAAGTTCAGTTGAACCCCAGTAGTAAATATCATTCAAAAATAATTGATATTTTACACTGAACATATTATTTGTAGCAGTATTGGATCCATCAAATTTAAAAATTTTATTAATTCCAATAATTGATGAAGGTATTTGTAGATAATTACTATTTTCTCGATATGTAAAAGTCGTTGCGGTTCCAACTATATTCGTTGTTGCTGTCGTAGTAACTATTCCTGCTGTTGTACTATTTCCTGCAGGGGCTCTACCACGATCAATATCTCCTTGAGTAATTTTATACTTTAAGTATATTTGAGTTACTCCGTCAAAATGTCTTTCATTAAAAAATTGAAGGGCATCATCAACCAAATCATCAATTTGTTCATCTGCAACGTTAATTTCTAGAACTGGTGCTCCAAGTTTTCTTTTGCAGTAATCTATCAAACTTTGTCTTGATGATGGTTGTGCCATTTATTTTTTGCTCTTTTTTAAATATTTATAGCAATGTCTTTATATCTATAGTTATTATTTGATAGAACCTAAAGATGAAATAACCTCTTGTTGTTTCAAATACAATTTACAATAACATTTTGCAAAATCTTTTGCAGTTTCAATATCATTAATACTATCTATTTCTGTGCATATTTTAAAGTATTCAAAATTTTTACTTAAATTTTCAAGTTTAATTTCATCAGGATTCATTGACTAAACTCCTTAATAGAGATTTTATTTCACTAAGATCATCTTTAATTGATTCGACGGAAACTTCTAGATTTTCAATTCTTTTAATGTTATTAACTTTAACACATTTGTCTTGAATATAACTATTATATTCATTAATATTTTTATTTACAATAGCCCCACTCATACCATCTCTGTATAAACTTGGATGTCCATCAACGCTATATTCCATATTAAGCAAGAGCAATGACTCTAAAATCTCTGATTTTTGGTGGATATACTTGATTTGTTGAACTTCCTACAAGTTTAACACTAAAATATCTAAATGATGGAAGATTATTTACAGTATATTCTAAATCAGTAAATTGGAGATCTTTGCTATTAAATCCTATAGTATCAGTTGCTGCAATTTTTGTGTCGGAGAATCCACTACTTGCAGAGAAATTAATAATTCTTCCTAATTCGTCAATATTTCCATATCCTGGGAATGGATAATAAATTGGGGAATCTGATGGATTATTGAATATTGCATATAATGCCCTTAAGTTAGAATATGTATTAACGTATGCAGAAACCAATATTTTTAAACTAGTTGCTGGATTTTCTAAAGAAATTATATTAGTTGCATATACAAATGCAGATGGATCTTTTTCTAATGAAGAAACTCTATCGTCTTCTGCAAAATTTTCAACAACATTATTTACTCTATTAGAAGTTAATACCATAGCAACTCGATCTAAATCTACAACTGGAGATAGTAATCTATTTGAAGTTTTTAAATCCATCTTTAAAGTCAAAGATTTTGCACCATCAAAACCAACTAATCTGTTCAATTCGTTGATTTTTGATGCAATTATTCTTGGCGATGTTAGGTAGTTATTAGACTGAAGATTGATAGATTCAAATCCAAAATCTTCAAAAGATATTTCGGATCCACTAATACTTGTTCCAGTTACTGTTCTAATTGCTGCATCAATATTTGTTGTTTGTGGAATTATCGTCTGTATTATTGGAGTTACAATTTCAAAGGGAATATTTTGTGTTGCATTTATCACACTTCCTCCAGTGGATTTTGTTGAATTTAAATAAAGTTTTGGAAAACTTGATCCAACACTTCTATCAACCCCATTTGATGCCATATTAATTTTCAAATAATAACTGTCAATATCAATTGACTGTTGTATGGTAGAATCTCCTAAATTATGAGATTTATTAATTCTTCTTAATGACACCCCAGAAAGTTCATATTTTTTAATTTCAGAATTTTTTAAGTGTTTAAAACTTAAAGTTTGATCAATTCCCCTTGTAATTCCTGTTAATTGTGATGGTGATCCGGAAATAAATCCTTCATATGAAATAATTTCATTACCAATCATAATATATCCAGGATTTGTTGATGCTACTCCAACATTTTCAAATGTACCAAATCTTGATACATCAACATCTGCTAAAAATATAGATCCAGTATCTGTTGATAAGTAGTCTGCAAATAGTTTGCTTGGTTTTATATCAGAAGTTACATTTGAAATATTTGTAATATTTGTGAGTGAATGCATTCCATGGTTTTTATGATTTACTTTAATATGTAATCCATCATCAATTGTTATAATTTGAGATGGCAATACCCCACCACCATTCATCGTACTAGTAATTCCAGAACTATTAACATATTGCATACTATATCCAGATCCAACCTGGAAATCTCCCTGCACCTGATCTAATATTAACTCACTTGTTTGTCCTATGCCAACAATAGAAAGTCTTAAATTTGCCCCCAGTGTAGTGTTTCCTATTTGTGAAACAGTAACAACATCACCAATAGTGTAACCTGTTCCACCATTAGAAATTGTAGCCGCAATTGCAACACCGTTTGAAATTGTTATATTTGCTGTGGCATTTCTACCAAAACCAGTAATACTAGTTAAAGCAACTCCAGCATATGTTAGTCCACCCGCAAAAGGAGTATATCCTATTCCAGCATTAATGATCGAAAGTGTTCCAGATGCAGTACCTGCAGATCCAACATAGTTTCCACTTGCATTTGAATTCATTTGAATTATAGTATTTCCCAATAGCAAATTACTTTCTTGAATACTAGTGTTTAACCCAATACGAATTTTTCTAGAATTTGTTTGAATAGAGTCTCTCACAAGAGTTGCAATCTGTTCATTTCCTATAGATAAATCTGAATTGTAAAAATTAATTGTCCCTTGATTGACAAAAGATGCTCTATATAAGGTGAATTTGAGATCTTCATATTGACTTGGTGTCCAAGTGGAACCATTTTGAGATTTAAATAGTGATCCTAATGTTGGTTGTGTGGATACTATTATTTGTCTAGACTCAATACCACCAGATTCTGATACATCAGATTCTCCAAGTCTAGAAATCCAAACCGTATATTCATTTGAACTCGATAGAATTACTAAGGAATGGTATTTTTGTCCTGAAAGGTATACGGGAGCATTAAAGTTTATTGTCGTCGGATTTGATGCATCATCAGAAAGATTTATTAATTCTGGAGGAACGACAACTTCACTAAATGGGTATATTGTTTCTGTTGGTGTTCCTAAAGTGACAGGTCTTAATTGAATTGTTACTGGAAGACTGGCATCTTTTGATTTAAAATAAATGTCAACTTTAGTGACAAAAATTCCAAATTCTTGTTCGACATAAAAACTTTGTGCCAAAGGATCTACTATCCAAGGACAAGTTTTAGCCTCTGGTGATTGCCCAATTGCGTTTTGTGCTTGGAGTAATGTCAGTTGCCCCGTATTAACTTGGTTAACCCAATATGCAAATCCTTCAGCATCTGGATTTCGTGCTAAACCTGACTGATAAGCAGCAATAATTCCAGTTTCAACATTCGATAATCCAACAGGAGTACTTGTGTATACTGTTCCTGGTGTTTGTGTGATTTGTGTAATATCATATTCAACCGCAGTATCAAAATTTACTCCATAAACTTGTCTAGAAATTTCTTCTTGACTCGTTCTTCTATTAGAAGCATATTTAAAATCATTTGCAACTTTATTTTGTGCATCTGAAGTTGAATACCCTTCAGATAATAATTTTTCTAGTTGAGAATTCCAATAAGCTTCCCCACTAGCATCTGCCCTTCTACCTTCTATATCAATATATAATTGTTGAACGAATCCTAAAGTATCTTGTGGTTTAGTTGTTCCATAGTTTGTTGATTGTGCAACATAAATGTTTAGTCCCGTATCTGTTGGCGTAGGCGTTGGTGTAGGCGTTGGTGTAGGCGTAGGGGTGGGCGTGGGTGTGGGCGTTGGTGTTGGCGTGGGTGGGATAGGTATTGGAGCAATATTACGAATAAGATTTCCAATAGAAATAGATGGACTTCCAATTTCTGAAATTGATGTTGATTCTGAAACTGAAAAATTTTCTTGTCTTAAAGATCTTACTGAAAGAATATTTTCTTGAACTTGGTTTATAGTCCCCTCGGCAAAAAACTTTTCTTGAGCACTGCTCTGTTCATCTCCTCTAATACTTGAGTTACTTTGACTGCTTGTTAATCTAAGTACTTTTACCCCAGTTTCAAAAGTTGGATTCTCAGGAACATTTGGATTTGGTATAAAAAATACTCCAATAAAAGTTCCAAGAGAATCTGTAATTAACTTTCTTTCAGTTACAATTGCTTCAGCATTACTAGTTTGCCCTCTTAATACCATTCCTGGAACAATATTTCCGTAATACTGTCCTTGTGTTTTTTGTGAAATACTGTAAGTATCAATGTTTAAAATTGTTGATGTATTTGAATATCGTGATGATATATTATTATTTTTATTATATGGATCTTGCACATATATTTCTGTGGGGTTTGAATATGGTCCATATTTGTGGTTGGAACTAGCAACACGAAACACTACATTGTTTTGATTTAATGTCGAGATTACAGTTTCTCCAACCTGAAAAATTCCAGATTGCATCTGTATTTGTAATAATTTTGGAAATGTAAAATTATTAACGTCTATACCATCAAAAAATGCATAAAATCTCGTAAATGGTTTAAGTCTATTTGCTTTAATTTCAATATTTCTTGACCTCATATATGGCATATATGATGATGATAGTACCCTATCTCCTAATGAATAGTCCCCTAAAGGATCTTTAATTAATCTTGATGTTGACCCCAACCTGTCTTTTGTTCCCTGCTTTGTCGTTATAGTTTCAATTTTTTCGTATACGTTATATCCAACCGTAGTTTCACCAATGACATTGTTACTTTCAGTACTTCCAGTCCAATTAGATTCCCAGGAATTCCACATAACAGGATTAAATCCTCCCTGTGGGTCTAAATCTCCTATAGAAATTTGCCTATCGGTTTGAGTATAATTTCCAATCACTTCTACTTTGTTAATGTTAAGTCTAACGGAATCATTCCAAGTATCTGAAGATGGTGTCAATTCTATTGTTCCACCATAATATGTAACTAAATATGGCGTAACATTTTCAATTCTGGTCGCAAAAGGTTGTTTTAGTTGAATTTCTTCATTATAACTTAAAGTTAGAATTTGATTTGATTTTTTAACACCAGTTCCGATTAAACTGGAGTCGAACTTAAGATCACTATTTAAATTGTTTGAATTTATTATAGAATTTGTTCCTATTTGAAGATCAAGGGCAGTTGAATAAAAACTTGGTCTCAGTTCAGAATTTTTTACATCAATACTATTTTTTGGAATGGTTACTTTAAACTGCGAAGTTGTTGATGAAAAATCATCAACAAAAAAACCACTCTTAAATCTATTTAATCCATTCTCATCTCTAATATAAAGATTTGTAGTATTTGTTTCAAGTAAAGATAGTGAAGTATAATACTCTAAATTTTGAATTCTCTTTTCAAGTCTAAAGATATCTTTCATCTGATATCTTCTATGATCAACCAATCTCAAATCTATATCATTTACATTATATAAATATGCTGGAATTTTTGCAATTGCAATCTCTAAGCACCCATCAATAGCGTTTGGTAACTCTGGATTGTCTGAAGCAATTCCTTGAGAAATTTGAAATAATCCCTCTTTGGATAAGAATATTCTATCAATTCTCGGTAAATAGTGGGAATATGAAAGAAGGATTGACTCGTTGGAAGAAAGGATATTATTTGCAGAATTTCCCAATGCAGTAAAGTTTCTTCCCAAAAATTCAAATGGTGATCTAGAGTATTCAATTACAGAATACTCGGATACTCTTGGCCTTATATCTAAAATATCAGAATTACTATTTCCATTAATAGATGGTATATTCTTATAATCACAATTAATATATGAATTTTTTGTTGTTAAATCACCATTATCTGAAGGACTAAATGACAAATACTCAAAAACTATTTTTATTTTTTTAGTAGGACTTTTTGATGAAGATTTTCTAATTATATTCGAATAATTATAAATTGTATCTTTTTGTCCGTTATCAAATATAAAATTTGAGGTAATATTATTGTCTCCTAAATCTACAGAATTTATTACAGC